GTTCAAGTCACTGGTAAGGTTAACAGAGAGGCGTATTAACTTGCTTGCTAAAGCACGCAAGGGCCTCAATGGGACACCGAGCCAGAAACGAGATCGGTATGGAAAAATAGTCTCAGACACTTACCTTGAGTATGCTTTCGGTATGGTACCTTTGATTTCTGACACAAAGGCCGCTGCTGAAGCATTCGCCCGGTTTAACTACGAAAAGACAGGCAACCAGCCTCGTCGAACCAAGGTTTCCGGTAGAGGTGAGACTTCCACCGCTGTGTCCACTCCGTCCGTGGCAGTTGTGCCAGGCAGTATGATTGTTTACAATCAGACTGTGAAGCAACGAACAAATTTTCGTTGCCAATACGTTTGTGGTCTCAGTTCCTCCCATATTGCCGATTTCGGCTCTAACGAACGATTGCTCCAGCTACTTGGCTTTCAGCCACTTAGTTGGATACCAGCCGTTTGGGAGGTTGTTCCGTACTCCTTCCTTGTCGACTACTTCACAAACGTCGGAGATATCTTGCAAGCGTCAGTCACTAACACTTCAGGCGTTACCTGGATTTGTAAGACCGTTTTAACGGAAACTACAATGTCCTGGACGTCTATAGTTGATAGTGGCTTGACGAAAGCGAGAGCTGAGGCGTTTGGGTATGAAGCCGGCGGAGGTGGAGGCGGTTCTTGTGGTTCTACAGTGTCAGTTCGTAAGACCATGGTGCGGACGGTACCAGCACAGCTCACGTTGCCATCTTTAACGGTATCTGTTCCTACAGATGCCCAGAAGTATGTCAATATGGCCGCGCTGTTAGTGTCCAAACTCAGGTTTTAAACTCAACTTACCATCTAATGATGGTCTTAGGAGCCCATTATGGCTTTTGCACCTACTTCCCCTATCACAGGGGCTACCCAAACGGGACTCACTTCTCCGACTTACACGATTGCGGCGGATTCCAATCCTACACAATACGGTAAGCAGTACTATGTGAGTACGCTTGGAGGGACTCAAACCGGTGTGCTTGCGCACTCAGTTGCGAGTCCTTTCACTGTGTCTGCCTTCCGTCCTGCGAACTTGAAAACTTTGCAGCCCGTGAATCCAGTGACTGGCGTTTTGCGCTCCGTTCCGATGAACACCTATAAGGTGGTCACTCGGAAAGGGGTTCTTCCGCTTGCGGGTCAGGCGAGTAAAACCGCCGTGCTACGTACTGATTTCGACATTCCTGCCGGATCAGACTTAGCAGACCCCCTCAGTTTGCGAGCAGCTATCTCGGCCCATATTGGTTTGCTTTCGCAAATCAGTTCGGCGCTTGGAGACACTGCAGTCACTGGGACTATCTGACGCATGTCAGGTGATCCGTTCGAGGTCTCCCGACCTTGGATTATGACTATACCTACAGACTACCGCTCTACAGCGGCAAACCTGGACGTATATCATACAGAGACTGGCCCTTCCACCGTTGGTGGAGGTACTCTTGACAAACTTGCTAGAGGAACACGATGCGTGATTACGCGAGTCTTTACTCGGCACTCCTTGCAGATCTGGAGCTTTCAACTGACGATCCGGGCCATATCTTTTCTGATATGGATCCTAGACAAGCAGCTAAAGTTTCCTTGGCTTCTAGCTTCTACAAGAAGCTATGTCCTACTGGTAACTCGCACAATGCAGAAGTTGCTGCGCTCGATAAATTCTTGAGCATTAACGACTCACTGTGTGAAACCTTTAGGTTTGAAGCCTTAGATAGTATAGAGGCGACATTTTGGGATTACTTTTGTGATCACCTAAACGTTGTTCTCTGTAGCTATCGATCTTGGGGTTCCTATGACCTGGATTCTATCCGAGAAGGTATGATGACAGGACCTGGCGCGGCCCAAAAGGCCGATGCGACCTCTCTCACCACCAAGTTGTTTGATGGTGAGATGTCGTTTACCAATCCTGCTCTCATACCCTACTATAGGGCCGCTTTAGTTGAGACCGGACTATGGTGCGATGCCGAAAGGCGTCGTCACGATAGGTTTGGTTTCACTCAAGTTCAAGGTGGAAAGCTATTCTTTGCGCCGAAGAATGCTGAGATATCGCGAACGTGCTGCACCGAG